TTAAAAATAAAAGTGTGATTATGTGACAAAATATATTCTAACCCGCATTATCACTCACTTTTTTTGTCACAAAAACTGTCACAGAATATCAATTTGTCACAGAATGTTTTTGTGACAAAGCTTATGATTTGATATACACACCGTTTCATGCCATAAGATAAATTGTTTCTGCTTCGTTTGACCTTTCCACAATAACTGTATTCAAAATCAGTGATGTACCCATGTCAATATCTTGACAGCTATTTATTAAATGAATCTCCGTATAATCATTGTAGTTCTCTAAAATTTTTATCATTTCTGCTTTAGTCATTTTTATTCTCCTTCTTTAATCTAAACTAACTACGAAAAATCGTTTCCGTGTACCGTCGTTCATTCGTTTTTGTATTTGCTGTTCTGCCAATCCAAATTTACGTATCAGTTCACGATTGAAAGATTTCTTACCGGTGATTTCCCGAATGTTTGAAATTTTACACCAGTCAGTGAACTTTATATATAGGTCATTTGCAGGTGTATTCAAAATTTCTTCAACAGTCATATCAGCTTCATCAACCCAAGTCAAAACCGTTGAATTCTCTATCATGTATTTTTGCTTTGCCTGTTCAACCACTTTCGGCAACGTAAACCGTTTATTTTGTACTAGCCGGCGCAATCCTTTAATAGCTAAATTCAGCAGGTACGACAAAGCAATTTCACTGGTAATTTTTTCGAAAATCATCGGGTCGTAATCATCGTCGTTTTTTGAAAATTTAGCATTGAACGGAATGAATGTCAGCTTTCTCATCATGCCATCTGTTTTATCAGCAGATCGAGGAATTTCATTCGCGCTAAATAACTGCGTTGCATACGGTTCAAGTGTGAACGGCATTCCGAATTTTCGTTGCACCTGTAACGGCTCACCGCTGAACAGCTTTTTCAATGTACCGGTTTCTTTCAGCGATCCATAATTTATATCGTCGCCGATATTTACCATTTTATTTTCAAGTTCAGCTGTAATGAACGTGCCGGTCAACTGTTCAAGCGAAATAGTGGCGCAATTTTCATAACCAATAAACGTGCGGATCAATTTTAGTATTGTAGATTTACCGTTGCTACCACTGCCGTAAAACAAAAATGCTGTTTGAAAAATGTTCTTGTGCAGCAGGCAATCACCAACGATTTCCTCAAAAAGATCAATACATTCACGATCACCGCAAAACACCCGGTTCAACATTTTATCTAAATCATCAGATTTAGCCGTTGGATCATAATTCACCGGAATTCGCTCAAATTCGATTGCGTCAGCACTATAAGGCAGTCGTTCACAGGTTTTCAAATTTAACCGAGTGTTTTTCAGATTAACAACAAAAGGATCGAGCTTTATTTTGCTGCGATCCAGCGCTGTCATTATTTTCATATAGGCAATAACTTCGTTCCGCTCACGCCATTTTATCCCCGGATACGCCGCAATCATCTGCCGTTCAATTTGTTGCTGGTTCGGCTGATAATAACCGTCACGGTAAATATAAATTTTATCATTATAGGTTATTATTTTATCTACTGCCAGCAGTTCATCGGCAAAAATATTATGTTCAAATTTACCGCGTTTTATTTCTTTCTCGGCAAGCTGCGCTTCGATTTCTGCTTCTGATTTAAAGGCTTCATCGCGCAATATCAAATCAACTTCATGCTGCGGCAAAGGTTCAGCTAAAACAAACCTATTGATAATATTGATCGTTTCTTTGATCTCATCACGTTTAAAGCCTTTACTTTGCAAATATACGATGTATGAAAATAGTTCTTGATTGCGCCCGCTGCCATCTGTCATATCTTTAAAACGGTAATGATCGCCCGGCTGTGAAACCGGATAAAGCCATTTCGGAACGTTCATAACTTCATCATCGTCATAATCCCGTAACCATTTTCGCATTACGCCGTTATCTTTGATTTTTACATAAGCATTTCGTGAGTGTGACCGGCAATCGCTGTATATTCCGATCGCAAGCCTTGTTTTTGTAAAATTTTTCCACGGATCAGCTGACTTAAACCAAACATGTACACCGCGTGATGTCTGCATAATCTTACATTTCAAATCAAGATCATCAATGATTTGTTGAATTATTTTCGCGTCACTGACAGTATCAAAATCTAAAACGATAAAAGGTTTAGGAACAATCATTGCAATATTATCAAAATCCTTTACCACTTTCCAGTCAAGTGCTTTTTCGCCGTCCTTAAAATGGTGGATCGCCTTTTTCTCATCGTCTAACACGATATATTTTTTATCCAATATCCCGCCCCCTTTCTTTTTCGATTATTGATACAGCTTCGCTCAACGTTCTCGGACAATAATGTTTACCATTTGATCTAGTGATCCTGATTTCATGGATTTTCTGATCCGGTTGCATACCGTTATTATCGACTTTGCATTCGAAAGCTATAAATTTACCATTTAAGCATATTAGCAGATCGGGAACGCCTTTTGCGGTCATTCCCGATCCGTATGTATTTACATAATAAATTCCATTAGCTTTCAAATAGCTGATTATTTTTGACTGCAAACGGCTTTCGCGCATTATAAATCATCAAGTGCGTCCAGCGGATCGCCTGTAGCTGGTTCAGATTCTTCAAAACCAAGAGCCGGTTCAAGATTAGTCAATTTAGTAAAAGTGACCATTTTATCAGGGTCTTTCGTCGATTCACGACGGTCATGTTCAATCACACCTTTTACAAAGCATCCGATCAAATCGTTCTCATCGATTTCATCAAGTGAAAAATCATTCAAAGCTGTTTTTGCAAAAAATGAAAATGCCTTCATCGCCCCTTCATTTGCTTCACCATTAGATTTTACAAGATTGTATCTTTCAATTTGTTTCATACCTTTTTTTGTAGCAAGTGTGATAATCATTTTACCGAAGTCTTTTTTATATTCAACTTCGACAATCTTGAAAATATAAATACCTTCGGGGATAATAGAAAATCCAGTTTCAACAAGTTTAATAGCCATAATAAATTACCTCTTTTCTTTAAATTATTTCTTGAAAAATAACACCGACGACATCTTGATTTTTAATAACGACTAAATAATTAACCGTTTTTTCATTCAATTCAATCGAGCCGGTATAAACATGATCCTGTTTTTCCAGCAAACCAAACGCTTCATTTGATATGCTGACTTCTTTGCCGTTATGATCCTGAAAGATTCTTCTGATCGCGTTTGAACTCCCGTCAGCTTCAAGGACTATAGCCCTGTTTAATTCGGCAACTTTAGACAGATCATCAACATCGAAGTTATCAAATACTTCTGACAACAGTGTTAATTCATCGGCTTTTGTTATTTGATAAAAATTAAGGGCAAAATCAGGAATGACAGCAGCAACGTTACCTGAAACTAAAAAGCTGTACCCGTGACCTTTTGCAAGCGTACCGTGTGCGCCAATCTTTTTAGCAAATTTTTCAAATTTCATGATTACACTCCTTTTTCAATTTCTAATTTTTTAATATCATTGAATTTAAAAGACGTTACTTTATCAGCTGTTTCAATAGCCAGCTTTTTACCTTTTTCATCACCGATAGAATAAACTTTTAAAACATTACCGGTAAAAACCAGCTTACCGCCTTTTTTCAAACTAACTCTTACAATCATTGCTATCTACCGCCTTTACCGACATTCGATATTCAATTTTGTCAATTTTGTATTTTTCATAAAGATCATCAGCTTTCAACCTATCGGTATCCACTGCCGATTTAATATTTTTGGATAGCGTATAAACATAGGCTGCTGATTTCACTTCGACCCGGTCGTCATTTTCACCAAATTTGCTTTGAAGTGTCTTTTTTAGTTTATCCTTGTTATCCTTCAACCGCTTTTCGACAACCTTTATTTCAGCAGACGCTTTATCATATGCAATTTGATCGGCGTCTATTACTGCAAGCAGTTTTTCTATTTCGTCATCTTTTACACCAACAACGTTTGTCCTTAATGCTTTTAAAATATCAGCGTCCTTTTTTTCATCAAAATCAGGAGAAATACCAGTTTCAACGTGATTTTTCCAAAAAACAACAGCAGGTTTTAAATATCGTTCTTCAAAATCGGGAAAATCTTCCGCCATAGAAAATTCAACTTCGATAGTATTGTCGATGTTGGGTACAAAAGCGTCTGGATTTTCATAATCTTTATCCTGTAAGAACGAACAGGTCATCATGACGTTATCGATCCCCGATAGATGGGCATATAGCGCAGCTTGCAGTTTATAATAGATTGGAACATCATTCAGCCAATCTTCGGCACGCTTTGTAGTTTTAATTTCGACGATCATGTCGTCTGATTTTGCGTCCCACATGCCGCCAAAAATTTCAACATCACCGTAAAAATCGCCGTAGGTTTTTTTGAAATAATCTTTTCCGTAAACATCTTCAGGTGATTGAATATCAAGAAAATACCTGTTTTTCAGATAGTCAATAATTTTAGGTTCAATGACTTTACCTGCGATCGTATAAATACTATCAACAAACGGTTCTTCATATGTTCTCGTCATTTCGCACCACACCGCGAAAGGAGTTTTCCAAGCATTTAGCCCCAGCACTGCAGCGAAACGTGTCGCAGTCATTTTCTTGAATTTTTTCGGTAATTTATCAATTTCGATGTGTTTATCAACAAATTTCATCATACACCTGCTTTCGCAATTTTTTCACCAATCTCGATTAGAAGGGTATCAGCAGCCTTTTTCGTCATACCTGCCTTAATTTTGCCGACAGTTTCAGTGATATAGCTTTCATAATCGCCTTCGGTTTCACGAAGTTTTTTAAGACCATTCTTAATAGCAGTAATTTGTGTTTTAGTGCATTCAACTTCTTTATCACCTGCTCCTGTCAATTCTTCAACAGCTTGTTTACGATCTGCAGCGGTGGCAGGTGGTTTTCTGCCAGCTTTAGGCTTTTCGACTTCTTTATCTGCGTCTGCACCGATAGTAGGTTCGATAGAATCATTTTCAACAATGTCTAAAACAAGTTGATATAAATATCTGCGCGCATAAGTGATTTCAGATCCTAACGCTTGCATTTCGTTCATCTTGCGTTTACCTTCCGCTGAAATGATATCCAGTTGTTTCATTTCAAAGCCGAAGCAAATACATTCGTCAGGACTGTCAGTATTGTATAAAATACCGTTTGCAAAACCTTTGTCAAAAGCACAAACCAACAAACAACTGTATTTTGCAAACAACATGTTCGCAGTTGGTACGATATCGGCTAGTTCGAAATATTTGTATTCCGCAAAGCGATTGACACCTGATTTCTTCACGTTTGAATTTGCAAAATCCATTCGAACCATTTGCAATTTTTTGTAAACATTCATATCACTGTAATTTTCTGTTTTTGCTGTAGCCATTTTTTCAACTTCCTTTCGCTTCTTCTTAGTTTTTTGAGTGTTGCCGAGAAAATCGGCGATTCTTTTTTTCGCAAGCTCGATATAAAACGACCGATCAATGTCTGCTATCTTCAAGCAGTTTGTATTATCGACGTAACAGTGTTCAGGCACATCGGGCATTTTGTGAAGCCTGCCGTCCTTGACCTTGTAAATCAGCCCGTATTTCTGATCCTTGACTGCATAAACCCTGTTAACACGCTGAACAGTGATCTGATCATCACCAACCGCCCAAACTGTATTTTGAAATGTCCCCCCGGTTTTACAGATCATCTGAAAATCAAAAATGTTTTCGGCTTTATTGATCGTATCTTCGACCGGAACAGAGTTCATGAAATATTCGACTATGGCTTTATGGACAATAATAAGTGAATTATTTTTAAAACTTCCGCCCTGCCACAGTGAAACATAACCGCCCTTTGTGTTTATTTTGAGCTTATCTTCCTTCGTGAACGTTTTAACGCCGTCCCGAATCAAATACGTCGCGCCAACTTGTACGATATAGTTATTGACGTCCTTCTGCGCTATGCGGTGTATCTCTGTATACTCCATGTTTAACCGGGTGCGCTGTTCCCATTCTTCAACAATTTTGTTGATCTGCTTTTCATTAGCTACCGGAAACTTAATCATCAGCCCGTCAGTGTTGGATTGAATCAGGCTAAACCCTTCGACGTCTTCGAGTTTTTCAATCAAATCGGTCAAAAGCAGCTGGCCTGTAATACAGATATGGTTTGCCCCCCGCGGATCATAAAGAGGATTGTATTGATTTTTCATAGCTCCGTATGTGCTATTTAAAACCAACTTTAAAGCCCCTGCTGTTTCGTCGTCGCCCTCGTGCTTTGCTTTTATGCGGGTATTATAAACATTCGCATAACCTTCTGCGCTCGGTATGGATCTCGAAATATAACCGTATTCCAACATCATAGACGGATAATAGCTGCCGACATCGATATCGACGATTTTCATTTCTTCTGTAGACTGATCAAAATAATTTTCCCTTGCCCCATGAATACCGCCCCAGCCGTAAACATGCTGCACACCTGCGATATCACACTTTAATTTTTCGTTGTAATCGATTTTTCTGAAAAACTCGATCGGTTCACGATATTTATTTAATATCAATTCGGCCGGTGGCTCGTATTCGAATTCGTCATTGTAATCGGCTCGTCTTGCTTCGAGATACGTCGCTGTGAGCTTCGGATTAGTTAAAGACAGGGAAATGCTCGCGTCTATGCCTTTCAATCGTCCTACGGCTATTTTGCCGTCTAAATAGCTTTTTCTTTTATGGTAGAGTTTAACGCTGTTTGATACGTCAGTCTTACAGTAGAAAATGACTTCTTCGACTTCTTCCGCTGTCAGTTTTCGCTTGATGTTGAAGTCTATCGACGATTCGACTATCGGTTCACACATATTCCCTTCTATCGCTTTCAAAGACAGTCCCTTATCGGCGATATCGTCCCGCAAGTCAAAGCTCTTAAAAAGCTTTCTTTGAAACTGTACGAAGGGGAATTCCCAACCGTTACAGTGCTGCTGAATAATGAAATCGTTATGAGCTTTTACTATTTCAGGATCAGCACCGGTTAACATTGATTGCGTAACCCAATCATCGTAATGTTTATTGTTGAAACCGCCGAAAATCAAACCGTGATTGAGCATGAAGCGTTTCAAACCAACGTTATCGTTATGAAAAACAACGATTTCTTTTTCTTCTAAGTCCGAGAAAACAACAAACCAATCGTGCGCGAAAACCTCAATGTCATAAATATAGATTTTCATTTTCGAATTCCTCGTTGCGCTCTTTGATATTCAGAAACATATTCATTGAAAAGTTTTTCGTTGAAATCACTGAAGCCTGATAAAGCCCTGTAGATATCCTTTTCAACTGTCCCTTTGGTTAGGAAATGAATGTAACTGCATTTTTGCGTTTGTCCGTTCCGGTGTATGCGATCACGGCTTTGTTCTAAAATGTTTGATCGCAGCGTCGGTTCGTAGTAAAGGATCGTATCAGCTGCAAACAGGTCAATGCCTTGACAGCCACTGACATACTGACAGACTATTACGCGGATTGATTCATCAGCCTGAAATTCTCTCCATATGCTCTTATTTTTCTGCCGTCCGTCTAATACTATGGATTTCAGCTTTCGTTTCTTCAGCAGTGCTGAAATGTTGTCAATGCTTCTCGTGAATTCTGCAAAGATGACAAGCTTTTTATCAAACCCGTCTAAGAATTCATCAAGTGCGTTGATTTTTTCACACTTCAGTTCAACCGCTTCCCCGGTGTCGTCTATCAGGAATCCGCTTGCAATCTGACGAAGTTTTGTAAGCTTAACAAGTGGATTATCAGCGACGAATTCCATTTCAAGGCTTGCCGAATGTTTCGCGATACCCTTATAAAGCTTTTTGTCCGGAAGCTCCAGTTCGATAATCTCGTCCGGAAGTTTGTCAGGCAGATCAAGACATTCGTTTTTCGTAACCCTGTACGAATACTGATCAACAATTTCTTGTAATTCACTGATTTTTCGATACCTGTAAGGCTTATGAAACTGATCTAATAAAGCATACTTATCGAGAAATTCGTAATAAGTACCCTTCCCGCCGTCAGTCAGCCTGAAGATGTTACTGTAAACCCTGCTGCCGACTAAATACGGATCAAGAAAACAAATCAAAGACCAAAAATTTTCAAGTTGTCCGTTTGATATCGGTGTACCTGTCAGCGCGTATCTGTATTTTGCCTGTACTGCAATCTTCAAGATGAACGCAGCCCGCTTTGAAGTCCGATTCTTGATACTGTGAGCTTCGTCAATCACGATAGAGTCATACTGCCGATCGTAAGGATTGAATTTGTTTCGGTCATACCGCCAAACTTTGTCATAGTTGATGATTTCAACATGAGTTTTCAGCCTGATCTGCGATTCAGTGTCGAACATCTGAATATCTCGATCCCATGATCCCATTACTGACTTTGGGCAGATTACAAGAGCTGTTTTTATGGCCTTTGATTTTATAAGCTCATTTAACCGCGTCAGTGTCGGTATTGTTTTGCCTGTTCCCTGCTCCATAAAGAGCATGAACGAATCCAGCGATCGAAGATATGCGAGTGCTGTTTTTTGATGTTCGTAAAGCTGCATTAGAAAAACCTTGAGAACATCAGACCTAGAACAAAGCCGATAATAAAGATCGATACTTCAATCCACCAATACCAAAGACAAGCCCAAACATAAGCACCAACACCGCAACGCGGATTTCTCATACTGCAGCACCTTCCTTCTTCCATTTTTCAAAAGCTATAACATTTTTAGGCTCTGCATAAAATTTTCTGATCGCTTCGCCAAAACGATTGATTTTTTCAAGTTGCGGGTGTCCAACTGTTTCAACAGTTATTTTGATTTCAGTCACATTTATCACACCCCATTAAATTTATAAAATCTTTCACGCATAAAACCCATTCGGCGTTGAACAATATCAACGTTATAATTACCAGTTATGTAGCGTGAAAACGACCTGTCTGTAACTCCTGATACATTATGTTTTCGACAATAGCGCAGGTAATGTCCGTAAAGCACCTGTTTCATAATCAAGTTCTGCTTGTACTGTTGCAAAAACTCTGTCATAAAATCGTCGATAGTCTGATTTTGAAAACTCACACTGCTTTCAATCAATGGAATTTGAAACAACTGACAGATCAACGGCAGTTTGTACTTTGGACAGCCTTTCAAAATTGTCGCTATCTCTGATAGCTGATTATAAGTAAGTTTGTCAGGATCATAAGGTTCAGTGTTCAAAGCGTATTTACCAGTTTTACGAATCGCCGGGATTACATCATGCGTGATCCAGCGTTTAAATGCTTTAGCTTCTTTCTTCCTACTGCCGAGAATCAAAGAGTAAAGTCCGAATTCGTTTATGATATTCGTTTCACCTTGACGACTGCCTAAGTTCAACTTAGTCAGTTCATCAAACTCTAATCTTTGTAACGCTACTGTCGCATTACTCAATTCCAATATTTCACAAACATCTTTTGCAATAAACCACGGTTCATTGTTATAATCGACAGTTCTGATCTGCCCGAATTCAGGATTATTAAAAATTTGCATTTCGTTCACAAGCTCACCTCTTTCGTGGTATAATTTCAGTGGTTTTTATTTTTTTGTTTTGGCAGCTTTCGAGCTGCTATTTTTTTTGCGCCTTTCTTTAGATTTCTAAAGTAGAATGGCAAAAAAAATACAATGCGACATCTTCCATCGGAATTTCTAAAATACTACACAGTTTAGAAATTTCTGTCTGACGAAACGGTCTCTTATTTCCTAATGTGAGATTTAGTGTTGTTTCAGACATTCGCATTCTTTTACAAACTTCGATTTGAGTATAACCTTTCTCCCGCATACGCCCGAGTAACTTTGAATAATCATAGTCAGTAATTTTCGACACATTGAACACCCCCTTTCGCTTTTGGATTATAACACTTTAGATTTCTATAGTCAATAGTTTTCTAAAGTTTTTCTTGAAATTTCTAAAGTTTTTCTTTATAATATGATTGTGGGGTGAAAACAATGACTGAATTTAAAGATCGATTAAATGAAGCACTCGATATGAGAAATATGACCGCTGCAGAATTATCACGTTTAAGCGGAGTTAATGAAGGTGCAATAAGTCAGTACAGAAAAGGAAGCTATAAAGCCAATCAACAAAGTCTTGAAAAAATAGCCAAAGCATTGAATGTTTCTATACCGTGGTTAATGGGTGCAGATGTGAAATCAGATGTCATAACAATTCCCAATCATGCTAACATATTTCCAATAGAAACAAAAAAAATCCCACTGCTGGGTAAAATAGCAGCCGGACAACCTGTCATGGCAGAAGAATGTTTCGATTCATATGTTCAATGTGGTAATTTTATAAAAGCAGACTTTTGTCTGCGTGTGCAAGGTGATAGTATGATAAATGCACGTATTTATGACGGTGATATCGTATTTATCCATCAACAACCGGAAGTTGAAAACGGCGAAATCGCAGCTGTGGCTATCGACGACGCTGTTACATTAAAACGTGTTTATATCTCTGATAGCTTCGTCGAATTGCGTGCTGAAAATCCAAGGTATAAACCTATGGTATTTGATAACTCAAATTGTCTGTCATTTAGAATTTTAGGCAAGGCTATCGCATTTCAAGGCGATATTAATTAAATAAAAATATGAGGTGGTGTCAAAATGGGTCTGTTTTCATTCATAAAGAAAAAAGCAAATGAAATTAAAGAAGACAATAAACTATCTAAAGAACTAAAGCTGGTCAAAATACAAGGAGAAAAGGAATATTCTAGAAAACTTGCGGAAATATATTCGCTCAAAAATACAGACGAAATAAACACACTTCATAAGATTGTAGAAGAATATAACGTACAACCGCATTTTCAAAAATCTGAAATGGAAAAACAATTTAAAACATATGCTGTGTCTTTGTTAAAAGAGCCTTCATTATCTCCTAAAGTATTTGATGAATTTTGCAAAATAACAGAAACTTTTAATATAACGATACCGCAAGAAGAATTTTATATTTTTA